ATTCATTTCAGATGGAAAAGCACCTGGTGCTGGGATTGCTGGCTGGCCAATTATACCCATTTTCGCAAGTTTACCCGGTATTGCTAAACCATGCTTTTCGGCTTCCTGACCATAATGGAAACCCGCTATATCAGCATAGGTGTTGTCCTCAAATACTGGTGGTTGTATTTGATTGTTATAGGCAAACATACTATTGTTACCTCGACCATTAACTATAAACTGAGGTTGGCCTGATGGTCCATTGATTTGTACAGGGAATTGTGGATTTGTATATTGACCGTTCGGAGTCTGGCTCATTCCACTTGGATCCATTGTGGATAGTGGAGTAATGCCAGGATTATTCATTGGGTTGGTATTAACTGGAGCACCGGGGACGTTGGGAGCAAATACATTAAGGCCGCCTGCATCACCCATGCTTTCTCTTCGTGCCTGTTTCTCTTTAGACATCAGCTAATGCTCCCGGTTACTGCACGATTGTTGTTACCTGCGTTATAGGCATTGCCTGCTTCTGAATACATAGCTAAACGCTTATGTAGTTCACCAGCAAACTGTGAGGGATCCTGTTCTGGATCTGTCGTTGCTGAGATCCCACCAGCAGGGCTATCCATTATTCCTGTTGTGTTTTGGCCCATGCCTGAAGCATTATTACCAGGGAAATCACCTTGAGCAAAGTTACTACTTGCACCTTGACTTACATCTTGAGGCATTTGTGTAACATTTGAATACTTTGGATCACGGCTATCTGTTACGACTTGGCCACTTCCCTTCATAAGTACGTTTTCAATTCCTTGCTGCTCACCAGCTACAAAAGGATTTACTTGACCATGCTGCCGTTTGGCTGCTAGAAGCTGTGACTGATAATCACGATCAGTACTATTTTGTGTAATCTTTTGAGTGCCTGGACCAACCGGTGCCATTCTATTCATAACAAAGTAATTATTATTCCTACACCTATTCTACACTTATATATTTAACCTACTGTCCTGTTAGTAATTTGAGTATATTTAACTATTCTAAAGTCCGTTCAGGGTATTCTGCATATTTCTATAATTCCATTTTGTCTCTAATGGATTGAAAGGAGCTGCATGATTACCCATATAATCATTATCCTCGTATTTAGTATAGTTGTATTTGCCTGAATTTAAATCATTCCAATATTGCACAATTGTTTTAAGGATAGGATTCATTCCCGCCATCTTTTGTTCCCCTGGTCTACTAGCAACTAATGGTGTTATACCAGTATCTGAACCTGGATTGTAATTCGGAATTGGCTCTAATGTAGGAGGCCCGCTAAAACCATCCATCCCTGGACGTAGCTCAAGAGTATTGTAACCTTGGTTATTCAAGTTAGGATCGTTATATTTATCGAACCAAGTATTAGTTGGTCCATGGGATCTTGTAAATGTAGTTGGTGCTGGCCCTACTAAACTATTAATACTGCTCATTGTTTATCTCCAAATTTGAGAAAGTACAAGACGACAGGCAACACTAGTATCTGCTGGGCCAGGTATTGCCATAATGAATTCAGAACCAGAGCGATCAAATGCATATCGCCTTACTTCTGGCCTTCTGTAATTAGCTACATATAATGTCTCAGCTAAACGATCACATTCTCTGAGATAGATCTCACGGAAATAATCATCACCCTTTAGTGGATCTGATGTATTAATTGTCCTTTGAACATCACCTGAGATAATCTCTTGCCTTGACGGGTTTAATGTCTGGCTACCATTAGGATCATTGTAATCATCGGGAATAGCAGCACTTGCTTTCCATGCAATATCACAACGTTTGATGTGATAAACAATCTCGTTATACCAAAGATCATCTGGTACTAATGCCATTGCTTCTTCTAGTCTTGCGCGATCACCAGCAGGGAGTTGAGCGCCTGCGTTATATCCAAGGTGATAACGGACTTTTGATTTTTGATAATCATCAAGTTCCATCAAGCAGCTCCTAGTTTACCGTATGAAGCGGCTAGCAATTGCTCTAGCTGGTACTTATCCATTTCAGTGAATGTACCTGCCTGTAGTTTGCCAAGTAATCGGCCAGCATCTGACGTTTCAGTCATTAATGCACGTGTACCTAGTCCTAATGCACCACCAAGTACTAACCCTGTTAAACCTCCCGCCAATCTAAAACCTGGCTTCAATAATCGTCCCTGACGGCCAGTGGCTCTATTAACAGCGTTGCCGAGTTGGTGTACAGGTTGACCTGCAGCTAGTCCGCCTAATGCACCTAATGCAGAACCAGCAATGGCTGCATCACCATATGACGGCTGATTAGCCTGATCTTGCATTGCACGGGCTAAAAGAATATCTTCTACAGTTACCATTAGCTTATGACATTATTGCTACTACTATGATAACAATCAAGAAATAAAGATCAAATCTTCTTCAATCAATTGATCCCAATTAACACGGGGGATATTCTCAAGCTGCTTAAGATTGGCGAACCGCTCACCTGATAGTGACATGCGCAGTTCAACAATCTTTTTAGCAGTTGCATAGCCAACCCCTGGAAGACGCTTCTGAATCTGCTCAGCACTAGCAACGTTTAGATTCAACCTGCAGTCTTCAATAGGAACTATTGTTGCTGGAGGCTTCTCTTCTGGTGGTGGTGCAATTTGAGGAGCTGTCTCAACCTTTAAACGTTTCCCTTTGTCTGCATCATATGGAATAAGCTGATCTATATTTACATAGTTAATTGATCCAGCTGAATTCCTGACCATTGCATATTCTTTATCATGCTTATTAATAAACTCAACAAGCTGCCCTGTCTTCTGATCCTGAAATAGATTACTCATCGTAAATATCTTTACCTACTGCTATTATAAGCACAAAAAAAGCACCCAGTGTTGGGTGCCTTAGTTGAAGAATTAAGGTTGGATCAGGTGCCCTGACCAGCTTCAATCTTATAAGGAACGTTAACGTCATCTGCATCAGGAGCAGCTGCATCTTTAAAGAAGCAGACTTCAACGATTACATATGCTTGATCCTTAGTATCTGCGATGCTGATAGCAGCTTCAGATACTGCAGTAATAGTTGCTTCGCTGGCTTCAGCGGAAGTGCTATTACCGGCAAGACCTAGGAAAGTCGTTGTATCACCAGCAGCTGGGAAAACTCCAGCAGCGGTGGTAGTGACTTTTGCTTCAGTCGTTGCGCTTGAGGTAGTAAGTCCATCTACAACGATGTACTTAGCATTACCACCAGTCAAGTTGACTGTTTGGACAGCTGTGCGATATACAACTGAACCAGCAGGGATTTTCATCGTCTTGTCTAGACGAGGCTTGTCGTCTGGACGCTGATCAGGCGAGAGAATCTTCAATGCAAGAGTTGAACCACCACTTGTGTTGGCTTCAACTAGTGCTACACCACGCATCTGATAAAACTCAATGCCTGGTAGTGCATATACAGCTTGATCGCGGTATGCATTCAGATTGGCAACATAGTTACCTGGAAAAATTACGGACATGATTAGTTACCTCCTTAATATACGAAAGAGTAACCAACCGAAATGAAGTCCTTATTAAGGATTTCAAATCCGGCAAACAGACTCCAGATCATAATGATGAATCGTGAGAAGTCATCATTGTTATTCAAGAGAATCTGTGCATTGTTTCCACCAATACCTACGCCTACGGCTTGTGGACCGAAGAAGATTAACTGAGCTGCATTATAATCAGCAGCAGAACCAGATTCATCAGTAACAATCAAGTTGTAGGATGTTTCAGGTAGGTTTGTTGACTCGAACCAGCGAACTCCCTCGAAAAGAAATCCGGTAGGCATCACTGGCTGTCCAGCCACGAAGCCAGCTTGGCCGTAGCCAGGACCCATGCCTGTGAAGAAGTTTGCAGATGGTGCCAAGTTTGGCTGCATAGGATCGATCATCCCTGCGCCTGGATAACGTGCAATCTCGCGGAAATCACTATTCTGACGCAAGTGCATCATGGCAGTGGGATCGACGATACAGCGGTAGTAACCATCAGCGAAGGTAGGAACATTGCGCTTACGCATGTCCTTAACTACTTCAAGAAGGTCGGTCTTAACATCAAACTTACCGGATTCACCAGAAGCATAAGTAACACCTAGGGTTCCGCCTGTACCACCTTTAGCTTTACCACCAGGTAGGTAGTAGCCACCAATAGAGGCACTAGCTTGGCCATTGGCCTCAGCTTTTAGCAGTTCATTTGCGAAGACGCGGTCGCGCCAACGACGATAGTCATCAAGCAGGGTCAAAGAACCGATGCTTTGATGGAAGACATTCAAGTTACCTGTATCAAGCAGCAGTCTCTGAGCTGTGATCAGGGTTTCACGAGCAACCTTAAATGTAGAAGGCTGTGCGGTGTCGCGAGTATCTGCGGGACCTGTGTACTCACGCAATGTCACCAACACTTTATCTTTTACGATATTGCGTGCTGAAGAAGTGCCAAGAGTTTGGTCTGCAGTACGTTCGCGGGACTCCTTAGTACCAGGGGCTCCCCAGAAGCGGTAACGATCCAACTGAACCGTTTGGCCGGGTTGCTTACTGAAATCATGTACGACCACAGGCTCTACTGCCATCTCAATGATGTAAGCAGGATGTGGGCGATATAGTTCAGCACCAAGGAGTTTTGGAAAATCGTTGTCAATCCACATTTGTGGCAACTCCAAAACGAATAATTTACAAATGGGCTTCGACTTGCCCACATAAACTAATAATACAAACTATACTAAGTGTATGATTGGTTTTGCCTAAAATATATGGAACAATTTATTGATACACAAGAATGGGTACCAATTCATACTCTGCCAGGATTTGAGTGTGCGATTGAATACTATGTTAATAAGCAGGGGCAAATTAAAAGTACTAAAGGGAACAAGGACAGACTTCTTAAATATAAATGGCATAGCGCTGGTTACCCTATGGTTACTTTGACTCAACGAATAGGACGTAAAAAACCTATTTATGTTTGTGTCCATAAGCTTGTAGCATTCGCTTTCCTGGGCCAGCCTCCAACTCCCTATGGTGCGGCTAAAGGTTGCTCCATTATTGATCATGTTGACGAAGATAAAACTAACTGTGCAGCCTCTAATCTTCGATACATTACTCGCCAAGACAACCGTGCTATAAATCAATTAAAATATAAGAAAGAGTATGTGAATTCTAATGGCTGATAGTCTTTACTTTAAAGCG